CAACGAAGGGATCATTAATGAACTTCTTTGCCTCTTCTTCTACAAACTCTTCGTGTAGTTGTGCTTCTGTTGCTTTCTTAGCGCTAGAAGGAAAATAGTTCTCACGGATTGTTTCAAGTTTTTGTGCGTATTCGTCCTCTGTGGAGAATTCTACACTCTCTGCGAGTGATTTGATTTTTTCAACTTGAGTATCGGTAAGACCGTCACATACTTCACGGGTCATTTCTACTTTGCGTGACTCAACCAATGATTTCTTTAGGTCAACGGCACGTTCGATTTCTTCATTGAGTTTGCTTTCAAGTTCTTCAACTTTACCAGCAAGTTCGTCAACGAGGTCGATTTTTTCTGCAGGAACATCAATATAGTGTTCTGCAAATAGATTACGCATACCAGCAATAAAGTCTTCTGTCAACTCTGAGCGGAGACCAGATTCGATAGCGATTTCATTATCTTTCATCCATTGTTCAACAACATATGAAAGGTAGTCATCTACTTTTTCGGTAAGGTCAGCGCGAATAGACTCAACTGCTTCTTCAAGCATGCCAGCATATTTTTCTTCTGTTTCTTCTTCAATTTGTGATACACGGTCAGCAACACGAGCTTCAAAAATTGTAGAGACTTTAGATTTGAATTCTTCTGAAATGGTAGAATCGTCAGCAAAGAGAGCGTTAACATCCTCTTTCATCTTTTCTTTCATTTTCATTTTCTTCATCATTGCTTTGTCTTCGGCTTCATCACCGTGCATTTCAGCAATAACATCATCTTCATCTTCTGTTTCTTCCATCTTAGCGGAAGCAGCAGACGGTTTTGTTGTTGGTGCGACTGCCTTGCCTTTGATTGCTTTTGCGGCGTCAATCTTTGCAGAATCATCCATTGGTTTGGAATTCTGATTAGTTGGTCCACCTAAATCTACGACTTCGGCATCGGCTTTATACATTGGTTCACCAGATGCAGATTTCTTGCTTCCTGCAAGAATGTCGGCTGCGGCTTCCATTAGTTTATTTGTTGCCATTAGGAATCTCCTTATGATTTCTTATTTATAAAATTAAAGTTTTCTGAGGTAATTTTCAAACAATTTGAAAGCAACTTCTTCTATTTGTTTAGAAGATGCTTTCTGTATTTGTCTTTTTGCGTTGTCAAAGTCGGCTTCAACGAAGTGTCCTTCAACAAACATCCATTCTTTATTTTCCATGATGCCATTGACAAAAGCACCTGGAGCAGAAGGATCCGCCACAATGTCTGCCGCTGTTGCAAGCCTCAAATCATCTTGTACAAGGTTGTAACCTTCTTTAGTGGTAACAACAGAACCAAGAGCTCTAGAAGATACTCCGATGCTTACTTCATTATCAATAAAGTTCTTAACAATTTGACCGTATGGTGTTTCAAGAATTAATGCTTTTCCGTAGAAAGTATTACCGTCTTCTACAAGAGAAACAATTTTATGGGACACTCTTTCTAAATTAATAGATGGAGTGTCTGGGTGACCAAGTTCACCGAGTGCTCGATTGGTCTTAATATATTCTTCATTGTATCTCGAAACTTCATTTCTCAAAGTTTTCATTTCATACATACGATTATTCTTGTTAATCTTGTCACCAACTAAGAATGTACCTTCAATGAACAAATTCTTTTTACCGTTTTCTGAAGCTTCGGTAAGATATTTTACATTCTCTACGGTCTCTCTGATTAGTTTCATTACATTCCCACTAGTGTATTAGCATATGTTGCTGTTTTGGTAACTTCCATAACCATAGAACCACCAGTGTTAATCGTTATAACAATTGATGATCCATTATTGTTTGCTACTGAATGATTCAATTCATCAAGCATCATTGTACCAGAATTGTGTAGCATTAACACTGGAACAGAGTTTCTAATAATTTGAATATTTCCATTGGTTGACCAAGTTAATCTTCTAATGTTTGCAGAAGAAACAACTTCATTAGCATCAAATGCTAAATTTGCTAAAGATACTGTTGTAGTTCCTGCATCAGCAACTCTAATAATAGAAGCGGATCTTTGTGTGTTAGTTATTTCGAATGGCATATTATCTTAGTCCTAGTGATGAACGTCTTCTCATTGACAGCTTTCTTTTCAATAGAGTTTGGCGTAATTTAGCTTTTCTAGTTGTTTTCCATGACCGTTTCAACAAACGAGCCTTTTTTAATCTTACTGTTGCAGGTATTCTTTTTACAGTATTACCTGAAATTCTATACCCCTTAATGCCAGACTTTCGTACATTCTTCTGTACAACAATTTTGCCTTTTGCATTTCTTCTAATTCTTCGGCGAATCTTATTGATTCTACCCATCTTGATGATATTAGCATTACCTGCTTCATCAAGTTGTTCTATTTCTTCTAGCATGTCTGCTGCAACATATCGTTTTGCTTCTTGCAATCTCTTAAAGACAATTTCATTCAAACGAGACCTTAAAGTATCTTTTGCCTCATCCAATTTATTCTCTATTAACGATGTAACAAAATTCATTTTGCACGCTTAAGAGCAAAGTCAGCAGCTTTCATAAAATGTTCTGGTGACTTATGCACCATATCAGAAAACTTTTTCTTATTGTCATCACTCAATGCATTATGAACTTGTGTTATTGCCGATGCAGTATAGTGATCAACCTTACGAGTATGACCAGATCCAAACTTAACAGATTGTGCCGATTTATTGCTCACTATTTTATTTAGTTGATCTATTACCGCTTCTTCTAATTCTGTTTCTTCTGCTTGAATATATGAATCAACACCTGGGCCATATGGTACCGAAAAGTATTTATCTAATTGTTTATTATGATATAATGCAACCTTAGTGTTATCGGGATAAATTCTAATTGCTTTTCTTTTCAACAATAGTATGTATGGTGGATCTTTGGCGTCAACAACTTCATTCAAACTTTCTGCTTGAATTGTATCAACATCATCTTTAACAACCCTTCTTACCTGTGTAAAGATTTGTTTATTATTAGAAATCAAATCTACCATTTTGTTGAACATGTTTTGAAGAATCATTCTATCTGCATTATTGAATACAGGCTTTTCTTCTTGCATCTTGTCAAGAATTTTGTGGATTCTTTGCATTTGTGCCTTATTGGCAAGACCTGCTCGAACCAACATGTCAAACTTTGAATAGTCTGACTTCTCTTCTTCAGCGATAGTTTTGAATTCTAATAGTGATTTCATTAAACTTCTTCTGTGTCTTGTATTTCTACAGGTTCTTCTTTACCAGTAAAAATAAATTTTGCCAATTCTATCTTCTTAGCATCCAATGATTCAAATGCTCTTGTAGAAAGAATGTCGTTTAATATATTTTTTGCCTCTGATGCATTACCAGCACCCAATTGATCAATGAATTGTGATGTGTCCATTATAATCTCCTTTTATCGCTTATTTAGTCCAGATGAATACTTATCTACTTGCTTATCTAACATTGGAGTTAACGACTCCGTGGAGTCTGCTTCCTGAGTGTTGTCTTCGGCAGGGTATTGTTCTGGTGTTGCTTCAGGTTCTTGTTGTCCTTGTCCTTGGGCATCGGCCGCAACAGTAGGGCCGCCAATTCCTTTGTCTTCTTCATCTTTCATTTCCTTATCCATTTGTTCAACTTCTTCATCTGTAAATTGAAGAATATTTTGTTTGACCCAATTCAATGAATAATATCTGCCAATGTATGGGTCAACTAGTTGCAGAACAGACATTCTTTCTTTCAACAATTCTGCTTCACGCAGTTCGGTGAAGTTGTTGTCTTTCTTAAATTCGTAATAAATATCTTCTTTGAAGTCATCCCATTCGTCAACAGAACAAATACCTTTTAACGATAATTGCACTCTTAATGCATGATCAAATATTTGTGAAAACTTATTACGAAGTCTTGAGACAAACTTGCCAAACTTAACTTCATCTCTGGTAACTTCAGTTGTTCTACCAAGACCAATCATACCACCTTGTTGTGGTTCTAAACGACTGATAGGCACATTTAATGCGTTTAATAGTTTCTGTCTAAAGTAAACCACATCAGCTAATTCGCCAAGATTTTGTCCTGCAGCCAATGTTGTAATCTCTGTACCTTTACCACCTTCACGCCTTGGCAACCAGAAATCTTCAAGCATTGACATGTGTTTACGGTCATCACGAACTTCACCAGTTGCTGCA